AGCTGGAACACCGAGTTGATCACCATCTGCGCGAGGGTGAGCGTCTTCGTGGCGAGGACGACCGGGTTCGTGGTGAGCCCCGCGTTGTCGGCGGTGACGAGGTCGCACTGCAGACCCCCGGTGGCGCCGAGCAGGGCGGTGACGGTGCGGAGCCGCACCGCGATCGTCTCGCCGGCGCCGAAGTCGCCGTTCGCGCCGCCGTCCTTCACCTTCCCGCCGATGATGGCGGTGCCGAAGTTGCCGACGACGGTCTGCTTCGAGGTCGCCGGCGGACCGGCGGTGTAGGTGAGCTCGTCCTGGTAGTCGTTGATCATGGCGTGCCTCAGTCCTTTCCGTCAGCGGTTAGCTGACCGTGGCCTCCGCGGTGCTGAGCTGCCGCACCGGGCGGAAGGGGACGCCCCACACGTGGACCGTCTGCTTCTGCAGGTAGTCCTGGATCGTGAGGGCCTGGTTGGCGCGCATGCGGGCCTGCTTCCGCCAGCCGGGCTCGAGGAAGGTCGGCCCGTACATCACGCGGGTCGCACCACCGGGGTCCGGCATGTAGGAGAGGATCTTCTCGAGCTCGTCGAGCAGGAAGCCCTGCGTCGGCGCCGCGAGCAGCGCGTCGGAGAGGTCGATGTTCGCGAGCCGCGCCATGTGGCGCCGGTCCTCGACCGCGAGGCCGAGGAACCAGTGGAACTCGGTCACGTCGACCCGCATGTCGTTGCCGTCCACGTCGCGGCCGTCGCGGTCGGGGAGATCCTCGACCACGAGCCCCATCCCGCCCGAGTACTCCTTCGGGTAGATGAGGTGGCAGGCGTCAGGGCCCCAGTCGACCACGTAGATCGAGCAGCCGTCGGCGCCCGCCACCGCCACCGACGCCGCCATGTTCAGGCAGAACGGGTCGATGAAGGAGTTGGTGTTGAGCGAGCCCATCCGCGGCGCCAGCCCGTCGAAGGACGACTCGTCGAGCGCGTGGTTGCCGTAGAACAGGGCGTTGCACGTGGCCTGGGAGAAGGCCTCGGCGAACATCCGGTTCTCCGACGTGCGGCGGGACATGTACGCCGAGTCCCCCTGGATCTTGCGGATGCGGGGGTCGATCTCGGAGCGCGCCGCCCAGTAGCCGATGGCGTCGACCATCTGCTCGGTCTGGCCCTTCGACCGGCCGATGCCCTTGTTGATCTTCGCCGTCGCGACCGTGGGGAGCGACTTCTGCACGGTCACGCGGTGCCCGATCTCCGCGTTGCTGGGGTAGGCCGGCGCGTCCTGGATGGCCGGGTTCTGCTGGGCGAGGATCTCGACGATCTTCGCCTGCGTGCCGTCGGGGTTCTTGCTGCGGTTGAAGTCGTAGATGGTCAGCCTGTCGTCGGCCATCTGGCTTCTCCTTTCACTGCATCAGAGGGAACTGCGGAACGGTGGGTATAGGCCCGCGCGGCTCTAGCCGGCGCGCGCCGCCTTCTCCTCCTGCATCTTCTTCCAGGTGTTGGGGTGCGAGCGCTTGAAGTCGCGCTCCTGCGGCGTGAGGCCGGCGTCGTCGTCCTTCTTGACGGCCGGGCTTCCGCGATCGCCGATGCGGTCCTCGTTCTGGGCGAGGCCGGCCATGTGGAAGGCCCGGATCAGCGTCGGGCCGTCGATGGACTCCTCGCCTCGGAAGTGCTTCGCCAGCTTCACGGCGAGCATCGAGCCCCCGAGGGCGCGCGCGCCCCGCTCGGCCACTCGCATCGTCTCGGGGAGGTTCGCTCCGCCGAGCTTCGAGTCGCTGCGCAGGTCCCGCTTCCACTCGAGGGTGGTCCGCTCCGTCGACTCCTCGTTGCCCTGGAGCGCCGCCTTCACGCGGTCGAACTGCACCGCCATCACGCGGTCGAGCTGCTTCTGGGTCAGCCCCTCCTCCTTCGCCAGCTTCACGAAGTCGGCGGGGTCACCGAACACGTCCTTCAGGTCGTCGGGCACCGTGACCTTGAGGTCGGCCGCGCCCTTGTCGGCGGACTTCTCCTCACCGGTCTTCTTCGCGCCCTTGTCCTTGTCGCCCTCGTCGAAGAGGCCCGCGAGCTCGGAGCGCTCCTCCTTCTTCTCGGGCGACGTCTCGGTGGTGGTCTCCTGCTTCTCGGTCTTCGTCTCGGTCGCCGCCGCCTTCGACTTGTCGTCGGCGGTGGTGGTCGAGGTGGTCGTCTCCGTCTTCTTCTCGGTCTCGCCTGCCATGTGTGTGCTCCTCCTCTACTTGCCTTCGAGTCTGGCGAGGTCGGCCTGGAACGCGGCGTCCTCGATCTCCACCTGGGCGCGGTCCTTCGCGAGGAGCGCCCGGAGGTCCGGGAAGTCGACGAGGCGCCGGTTCATCTCCGCGGCCACGTCGCGGCGGCCCGCCCAGCGGGCCTGGTCCGAGGGGTGGCCGTGGGGCGCCTGCTTCTCGAGGTACGCCACCTCGAGGATGATCCAGAGCCAGAGGCGCCGGCCGTGCGGCGTCTTCAGGGTCTCGAGGATCGACTCGCGGAGCCGGCGGGCGGCGGCCGCCTTCGCCTCGGAGACGCGCTCGGCGACCACCGGCGAGGTGGTGAGGTGCTGGGGGGCGCGGTCGGTGGTGCTCACGCGATGGCTCCGGGCACGTTCGTCTGGGTGGACTGCGCCGCCGGCCCGTACTGCGAGAGCAGCCGGGTGAGGGCGGAGTCGGTGTTCATCGGGGTGTTCCCGAGGGACTGCGCGGTCTTCGCCCCTGCCATCTGGGCCTGCATCTGCGCCGCCTGCTGCTGGTTGCGGGCGCGGGCGATGCGCCGCTGGGCCGCCTCGTCGTCGGGCCGGACGATGGAGGGCGGGATGCCCAGCATGTCCGCCGCCTGGTCGAGCATCTCGTCGGTGTCGATCTTGTCGGCCACCTCGGGCCCGAAGGCCTGGGCGAGGTTGATGGCGATCGAGGAGAAGCGCTCGATGGCCCCGAGGCCGAGGAGCCGCTGGGCCTGGGCCATGACCGAGATGTACTCGATCCGCACGTCCTCCCCGCGGGCGAGGGCCTGCACGAGCTCGCGCGGCGGGGGCGGGAGGATGCGCCGCTCCGCCGCGACGGTGAGCGTCCGGCGGATGAGCACCGAGAGGAGCTCGTTGTGGACCCGGTCGACGACGGGGCCGAGCTGGGTGAGGGCCTCCTCGTGCCGCGTCGCCACCTCGGTGGCGGTCATCCCCCCGGGCTTGTTCTCCTGGTCCCGGGTGATGAGGAGCTTCCAGAGATCCTCGTGGAGCGCGACCTTGATCCGGTACTCGAGCTCCTGCACCGAGATGCGCGACTCCTGGATCGCCCGGTAGTCGGGGATGTAGATCGGCTTGTACTCCGACCCCTGGGAGATGGCGGTGGGCAGTTCCGTCGCCGCGCCGGCGAGGAGCGAGGGCGGCTCGGCGCCGGGCGGGGACTGGGTCGGAGGGGCGACCGCCTTGTCGACGAGGACGATCTTCTGCCCCTCCATGTGCTGCAGCTGCTTGATGTCGGGGAGGAACTCCCGGACCGGCCCGTGGCCGTAGACCTCCTCGGTGCCGATGGAGTCCCAGCGGCCGGAGGCGGTGGGGAACTGCCGGTAGCCGCCCACTCGGAGGAAGCCCTCGTCCTTCTCCGCCGCGAGCTCCATCCAGCAGGAGCGCCAGGCCATGCCCTTCGCCCCGTAGGCGCCCCACTCGAAGTCCTCGTTCGGCATGATGAGGTGGAGGACTTCGCGGCGCTGGTTCAGCTCGCCGCGGTCGAGGAGCTTTCTCGTGGCGCGGGAGAGGTTCTCCTCCCCGAAGCGCTGGCGCAGTTGCCGCACCGTGTAGAAGAACTTCCGGCCCACCGAGTCGATGCGGGCGCGGGCGTCGGTCCAGAGCGCGTACTGGCCGATGGGCAGCACGTAGGCGCGGATGACGTCCTTGTCGTCCTCGTCGATGTGCAGCGGGGCCTGACCGAAGGCGGGCATGTCCCGGTAGCAGACGTGGAGCTCGTTGTGGACGTTCGACCGCGCGAAGATCCACTGCAGGAGCCGCTCGACGGTGAAGAGGTAGGCGCGCACCGCCCCGATCTCGGAGAGCGTCGGGTCGGCGGTGGTGAGGCGGAACCAGGGGCGAGCCGGGTTCGTGAGGGAGGACATCATCCCCGCGGCGAGGGTGCGCAGCGCCCCGCCGGCGACGGAGTTGAGGATGTCCGCCCCGAGGTTCAGGGCGTCCGGCCTCCCCGGCCCGCGCTGGGTCAGGTAGCGGCCGCGCCAGGGGACGACGTAGTCGGAGATGTCCCGCCACTCGGGCAGGTAGAGGTCGCGCTCGGCTTCCATCTGGCCCCAGAGCGCGAGGGCCTCGGCGCGGGAGGACTCGTGGTTCATCGGCCTGCTCCTCCGTCCGGTCGACTGGGGGCTTCGCGTCCGCGGGTGTTCTCACCGTGCGAGCCCGTCCCGTCCGGCGGTGCCGCCGGGACCGGGTTCCGCACCTCCGCGCCGGGCCAGCCCTGTCTCGTGCCCGGGCCGGAGGTGTAGTCGCCCGGGGCCGGGTCCTCGAGGGAGGCGCGCAGGAACGCCATGGCGATGTCGGAGCCCGGCATCCCGAGCCCCAC